AGGTTTGGGTCTGATTCACGGGAACTTATGAGTTCATTTTGTAGTGAAGCAGGGAAGGTTAATTGTATGTCTAAGTTCAATTGAGCAAGTATTTGCTCCTCGATATAGAGTTGTTCTGCTTTGACTGATTGTTCATAAGATAAATATACAATCTTTCCGGATGCATCTGTGAACTCTTTTGCGTTTCCAATTATTATTTGAGGAACATTGACTGCTTGGAAGAAGTAGTCGTTTAATCTGTCAATCCATTGCAACGGGTTGAGTGTTGAGTTTGGTGGCACTGTTGCTATTTCTGTTTCTACTGTGCCTTTTGGGACATACATATTTTCTGAGTTGGCGTATGCCTGGTCTGTTTTATTTTTGAACGCAGCAATCTCTGTTTTGTTGTCTGTGTCTAAATACCAAATACGAATTGGACGTACGTTTCTTCGCAGTAATGTGCGCCAGTCACTCATTGCCTCGTTACGTGCTTTTATTAGCCATTCAAGAGATTGTAGTATTCGGTCTCCGTGTATTTCGTCAGCCATTCGCTCATGAGATAAATGGAATATTTCGTCAGGTTGGAAGCTGTTTATGACTTCTTTAGATGTTTTGTTGACTTGTTCATATCGTTTTATGCGTCCATCTTTACCTTGAACGATTACCATCGAAGATGGATCAAGAGGTTTAAGGTTGCTTAAAATATCGTCACTGTCACGAATGATTTCGGCGAATGAATCTTGTGAGATAGTTTTGACCTTGATTAAGTTTTTTATAATGGAATTAAATGAGTCTTTCCCATTACCATTTATTGCAGATAGCAGCATTGTCGTGGTCTCATCGGATGTGAATCCTGCACCAATCGCCCACGTTGCTTTCGTATTTACTGCTGTCTTAAACTCAGGGATGTTCAAGTAATAGCCATAATCTTGTGACCAGTGTGCGTTTTGATATCTGAGTTCGTTTCCTTCTCCTGCTCCATCAGTGGTTTCTGCAGGTATGATTGTCTCTGATATTGCGTTGCTTAGGTCGCTTGCTTCTGCTGAACTTATGTCTGTTTGTGCCATTTTATGAAACCCTGAATACGATTGCCGTTAATACTATGTCTCTCATGTCTCCGTTTGTACTTGTTGAAAATCCTAATAATTTGTAAGTGAATTCTCCTTCACCTGGACTATCTAATCGTTGTGAACCCATGCTTATGTTTATTGGGTCGTTTCCGCTTGCATTGTTGTCGTGGGCGATACTGCTTCCAACGTTGTTGTTTCCTGGGTCTCTGCGCAATAACAAACTTAATTGGTCATTGTCGTCGTCTTGTTCACACATAGCGCTGAATAATAACAATACGGAGTCGTCTGCTTGTAGATTTACAGTAATAGAAGTTAGTTCTGTATATGTACTAGGTACGTTAAAGTAGAATGAATTTGATTGTTGAATTATTGGCGCTTGCTCTTTTCTACGATTGAAAACACCTTTCCATCGCTCTTGCAAGCTAGTATCAAACAACCCACTCCCGCCAAAGTTAAGAGGCATTAGAACTCGCCCTCGCTAAGAATACGTTCAACTGTTTGAACAGCTCCTTCTTTCTTACTTCCAAAAGGAACTGCAAGACCAAGATATAATTCTTCTTGTCCAATATCCATCCCATTTTCAAAAATACGTCCAAGTAGGCGACCGTATTTATCTACGCGATTATTGTAATCGACTAAAACATGAATCTCTTTTTGTAAGATTTTAGCTTCTAACCATAATTTAGTTTCCTGTCCGCCCACTTCAGAGATTTCTGGAGAGTCAATATCTAGCAGACGGATAGGAAAATCAAAGCTACGAAAGGATGTTGCTACATGAATTGTGTCTCCATCAACTACTTTAGTACACGTCCCATAGAAATCATTAGTTATTTGGGGATGGGGACTTACAAACTCTAGAACTTCCATTTGGCTGTTGGAAAGTTCAGGGTATTGGTTGAAATCATGTTCAAAAACCATTATGCACCCTCCAAAAATGTCTGTGTTTTTTTATCGCGAAGAACGGAAAGCCCCCTTAATGCTCCATCGCGTAGAATGTTAATCATGTCTTCGGCTTCAATTCGGGATGTAAATCCACTCATATCGTACATAATTACGTAAATAGCTGCAATATTAGATGCGACTTCTTTGAGAACCCCTTTAACATCTGCGTTTAGTGTTGCGTATTCATCTGACCAGTTGTGGCGGGTCATGGAATTAATTAAGGATTCTGCTTGTGTCATATAATCGTTGACATATGCTTCCGCTTTTGAAGTTGCTGATGCATTCGCCCCTGCCTTTCTTTGTACTTCAGTTGTAGTTGCAAAAATTCCTGTATCAGCCATTATACTGAATAATGCTGATTGAATAATATAAAACTATGCGTTTAATATGCGTATAATCGCAGTCCGCGTTGCTTTGTACACCAACAAGCACGTACAAGTGCCTCTGTTAGGTGGCTGTACTTCCCAAAAATCTTTACGTTTTTATCTGCGGTGTACTCGAAGGTAATAGACCGCAGGCTACGAAGTAGATCTAGGTCGTTAATTAGTTCAAGTTTTCCTGTTTCTAGCATCATAAGAGTGTTGGAATATAGGTCTTCTTTGAGTATTTTGGAGTTTTTGTTTTCTCCTGAAACAGAAACTGACTTTGAAGAATTATCTAATCCAACTACTAGGCGTTTGCCCAATGCATCTTGTAATATATCTAGAGCGCCCTGTCCAAGTCCTGATGAGTCGATGAAAATTTTCTTGAAGTTATATTCTTCGTGAAGCATTTCAATATGTCCGCAGGATGATGTTAACGATACTCGTTCGCGAGTAAAGCACTTTACAGCCCTTAATTTGTCTTTTTTAAGCTCTGTAATCATGTACGCAATCTCATCTCCCCCGTATCTTGCAAGGTCTACGCCAAGATAGAAGTCCCCATTAGCTCGTTTTTCGTCGTTTTTATTCCACTCAATAAACGTCATTTGTCTTCTGAGGAGTTCAGTAGGGAAGAATTGTTGCCACTCATCTAAGAATTCAGCGAGATATTCTTGTGTATATTCAGCTTTAGTCATGCGCGCTTTTTCTTTGCGTAAAAATTTCTTAGAGTAACGTGGACAATCTTCTGCGGAAACATGGAACTGTTTGTAATCTTTGGAGTGGTGTGATTTGTAAAAGAAGCCTCCTTTACCCATAGGGGTGGAAATAAGAGTCTCCCAGCCGAGCCCGCGCTCGTTTTCTGAGATAGCAAGCATGGGTTTTAAGGTGTTATATACGACATCTGGAACAAATGCAGCCTCATCGATATAGAGAAAATCAAGAGAAAGGAAACGAAGATATACTCCTGTCTTACCTGCGGGATAACAGAATAGTTTAGAGCCTGTGTTATCTATGCTTTGTTCTTTGTTGAAGTCCTTTTTTAGGACTATACTTGTCTTTGTAGGTAGTTCGTTGAATATTCCGTTGTCGTATTCCCATTTACGTTTGTGCTCGATATTAGAAGATGCGGATATTTTTGGATTGTTCTTGTATCCTCCCTTTTTTTTGAGGACTTCTTGGTTTAGTCGTTCAAGCCAACCGAGAGCTTTTTGAAATAGTCCTGAGCTTTGACGTTCGGCCGGAGCTATGACGAGCGAGTTGCTGTTTGGGTGGTTGATCATTAAGTCAACCATCCTCTTACCTACACAAGTCGACTTACCTGTCTGACGACCACACCTTGCCGTGACATGTCCTTGATGGTTGATGAGTTCTTCCTGCCAAGCGTCCCACGTTATTTCATCCATACGATATTTTTGATATTGAGTGTTATAAAATTATCCCGACACCAGGCTATACACAAACAACAACAACACGCACATTCGCTAATATATACATAACAGACATACAACGAGCGCGTAGCGCGAGCGGAGCGAGCGCGTAGCGAGCGGAGCGAGCTATACCAAAGCCGAGCGAAGCGAGAGTATACGTTGAAGCCATCCAGCCACAGCCACCACAGCCACCACAACCACAGCGACCTCTTGGACAGCCACTGACATCACTGCCACCTATTGACAGCCACACAACGCCACTGAGTGAGTGTGGTGGTGGCTCTGTATGGCAGGCTTTACCGCTAGATGTGTGCGAGTGTGATAACAGCACCCTCTAGCCACATTTCACCCACCAAACAACACCACAGCCTCCTACCTCAGCCCATGCATCCAGTCTCACGACTGTCGCAGGTCTTCGCCAGTCAGCCGCCACTTCCCACTCCCCGCCGACTCGATGAACTCCAACTCTTTGAGTATCTTCGTGTTATACTTAAGCGTAAAAGGAGCAGTACCTATCTCGTACATAATAGCTCTACGCAGGTCTTTATTAGTAAAGGTATAGTCAGAGTCGTGTGCTTTACGTAATCTCCAGCATACCCTTTCTAGTTTCTCTAATGCCATGTAGGGATACCTCTGTATGAGCGAGCGTAGCGAGCAATAGATAAGAGAGCAGAGCGAGCCATTTTAGACAATAGGGGGAAAGCCCCAAAAGTATTTGTTTTATGAACTGTAGTGGCATTCACTGCTGCACCTCAGACTCCATTACAAGCACATGCGCATAGTCGCCATTGTGCAATTGACCTGATTGTAATTTCCACCTGTTAAGCCAGTCGAGTTCTTCTGCTAAACTAGTAGCAGCCATGTGGTGGTTGTCTACATTGCTGAGTTCGTAATCCCAGTTGTAGACTTT